ACCAGATGATGGTCGGCCTGTTTCATAGGCAGCATTTAAGTCTTTCAGAACGATGCCCTCACCCAGTACGATGCCGACCCGCATGAGCAAAGTACGTTTTTCTGCGGAGGTATAAGCGGTTTTGACGAACTTGATGTGTTCTGAATCCTGGAATTCAGCCAGAGCCTTGAGGCGGAGACCAAGCGGAACCTGCTTCAAATCTTGTCCGTTGATGCGCAGAATGTCGAACACATAGTAAATATCGCCAACTGCCTCGCCATCAAACAGCACATCCTGATTTAGAGCCTTGATGTCGTCATGGATGGTTTGTGCCAAGCCAACAATCAGCCCCTTCTTGTTCGAGCCTTGTATGCCTTTTTCGCTGGTATCTACCATCAGACGCTCACCGTCGAATTTTTGTTGAGCCACGTAACGATCGACGCGAATCAGGCTTTCCAGTTCGATTTCATCAATGGCACTGAGTAGCTGTGGCATATGACCCGAAAAGCGGCCTGCAAGCTCGCTGGAGGCATACACAGAGCCGCTTTCGTCTGTGGTGTAACCATCTTTCAGCTTGGATTTCACTTTGCTGTCGTAGGCTGCTTTGGCGACCTCATATCCGACGACGCCCTTTGTGACTTCGCGATTAATCAGTGTGCTGCCACGACGACCGTTTTGTGAGTTAACTATCCAGCCATCACCTTGTTGGGTGAGTTGGACGTTGAAGACTTTATCGCTGCTACCTTCGCGATAGAACAGTGCAATGGATTCTTGTGTTGCCATATTTTTCTCCTAGATGAACTGGGGCATGCAACATGCCGCCCCATGAATTCACCTTAGCATTGAAGTTTCTGATTACAAGAGGGTGAAAGCTATCAAGGAGAAAAAATTTGGATTAAGGGATAATCCTGACGCTGTTGCGATTCAGCTTGATTTTTAAGAAGTTGCCCGGCAGTTCCATCCCCTGCAGAAGGAAGTCGAGAGGTAGTGACTCGCTAAAGTCATCACCACCGGCTGCTTCACGAATAGCATCGTAATCGGCCTTTTGACCATACCCCTCAGCATAGACAACGTGATGCAAAGTGCCTTGGTTGCTTCCCGATAAGACATTTTTGCTCCCAGATATGATGTAAATCCCGGCATCCTTTACAAGCGACACATACGGTTGGATTTTACTAACATCAACATCTTCCGGTCTGACCCAACCGAAAGTGTTTGGCTTTGCGTCGGCTTTCCAGAAAGCTCGATTGGACATTTCTTTGAAACTGGGTGTCATTTCTGAATGCTGCAAAGTGTGGTCAATGATTTTTTGCAGGTCTGCCTTTTTGAATTTTAAAACTGCCATTTCGTTCTCCTTGAATGAATTGTGTATACAACTCATTCTCCAGAGATTTCCAG